ACTCTCACCAAGGGCGAAATGGCGGCGGGTCCGTAATGGCAATCGACAACGCCGAGAAGCGGTTCAGCGCGCTCCAATTCGGCTCCGGCATTGGCGTCGTCATCCCGGATGGCACGCTCGACGAGCAGGACCGCGCGGCATTGCTCGCGCTGTACACCGGCATCATCGCCGAGCCGCCGTCACCGGGCGGCCTGTTGCTTCGCCGCCGCAGGAGATCGTTCTGATGGCACGCCGCCGCGCGGCCGCAAAGCAGGCGGCCGGACCGGAGATCATCGAATTTCCGCCGCCCGGGGACGGGGAAGCGCTGCCGGCGCAGGAGCCCGAGCCCGAGATCGACGCGCAGGAGCTGGTCGCTTCGCTTGGCGCATACATCCTCGAGGCCGAGACTGCGCGCAAGACCGGGCCCAACGCGCGCGACGACGTGTGGGAGCGGAATTGGGACGCTTATTGGCGCCGTACCGACCGGGGCGAGAAAGCGAAGTGGCAATCGAATGTCGAGCTGCCGGATGCGCCGGTCGCCGTCGACCGGTGGGCCGCGGCACTCAAGCGCGCGTTCGAAGTCGGCGAGAAGTTCTATGAGGTTGTCGACGTTGGCGACCCCGACGGCGATCTGAAATGGCACGTCGAGCGCTACATGGATTACCTGCTCGCCAATTGCGGCCGCAGCGCGCAGGGTCACTATCTGCCGTTCGCTTCGGTGCTCGAGCGCGCGTTGAAAGCGGGTGCGGTCACCATGCCGGCGATGGCCGTGACGTGGGACACGAGCGGAAAATATCCGTGCGTGATGGTCGAAGCGGTCGATGCGCGCAGCCTGTGGCTCGATGCGACCGGGCGCAATCTCTACCGCATTGTCCGTTCCGAGATCGACAAGCACGAGCTGCTCGCCCGCGCGCAATTGATGGATGCCGCCGGCCAGCCGATTTACAACGTCTCGGAAATCGAACAGCTCACCGCATATTCGAGCGACCAGAAGGCCGCCGATAACGAGCGCTCGAGCGGCCACACCGACGGCGGCCAGGTTTCGGGCAGGCAACCGGTCACGCTGCACGAGTTTCTGGTCAAGTCGATCCTGAGGCCGAACGGCGAGGTCATGGCCGGCGAGTCGCTCGTCGTCATGGCGAATGAGCGCTTCATCATCCGCGGGCCGGAGCCGAACCCTTACGCACATGGCGAGGATTGGGTCGTGGCTTCGCCCATGATCGACGTTCCGTTCTCCGTGTACGGACGGTCCTACATGGAGAATTGGGTCTCGATCGCCGAGGCCATGACCGAGCTTACGAACCTCATCATCGACGGTGTTCGAATGACGGTGATGAAAGCTTACGCCGCTGTCCCCGATTTGCTCGAGGACCCGAGCGAGCTTTCGGAGGGCATTTGGCCGAACAAGGTCTTTCAGCTCACCGAGGGCTCGATCGGCAAGGACTTCATTGCCGAGATCAATTTTGGGGAATTGCCAGAGGACGGCTACAGGCTTTTGCAGGGCCTCTCGAAACTGCTCCGTGAGGGCACGCAGCTCAATGAGCTTTCTCTCGGCCAGCTCGCGCAGCGCGGCAACCCGACTGCGACCGAAGTCGACGAAACGAAAGAGGGCAGCTCGGCCGCCATCGAGTCGATGGCATCGACGATCGAGCGTTCGATCCTCGAGCCGGTTTTCAATCTGATGTTCTTGACAGGATTGCAGCACGAGGATTTTACAAATCCGCGCATCATCAAGGCGATCGGCGAAGATACGGCGCGCATGTTTGAGAGGCGCAGGCAGGAGTTCATCGAATACGGCTACGGATTCAAGGTGCGCGGCATTACCGAGATGATCGCGCGCGGCAAAAAGCTGCGCTCGCTGGTCGGCCTGCTGCAAACGATCGGGCAGATCGAACCGCTCATGATGACGTTCCTAAAGAAATACGACATCGGCCTGCTGCTCGACGAGATGATGCGCCTGATGGGCGTCGACCCGTTGCAGTTCACGCCAACGGTGCGGCAAAAGCAGATGGCGGCCGCAGCTGCCGCGCTCTCACCGCAACCGCTTGCCGTGGCGCCAGGTTCCGCCGGCAAACCGTCACCGCCCGCGGCTCGCGGCGGCATTCTGCAGGAGATCGGATGAGGATCACGCGCGTTGACGGCAAGGCGCCCGGCACATTCCGGCCAAAAGAGGAACCGGAAACCGTATCTGGCCCCTCAATTTCGAAAGTCGCCGCGCTCCATGACGGCGCGCGCGCCGCGAACGCGCTCGCCTTCGTCGAACATCAGATTGGCGAGCTCAGTGCTGCGGTCGACAACGAGGCGCTGGCGAAGCATCGCGCCGGCACGCTGACGCCGCTCGAAGCGCACGGGCTGTGGATGGAGAAGTTCGCCTACAAGCGCGTCATCGAGAAACTGAATCAGACGGTCCGGGTGGGCGCGCGCAGCGCTCAGGAGATCGGGCCGATCGGTCAAGGAGAGGAGTAGTTGTTATGGCAGTTGTGAAGAAAAAGGCCGCCGCCACCGCTGCTGCTGAGGCCCCGGAGCTCGATCACCCTGACCTTGGCACCGATGACAGCGACGGCGCGCCGAAGTTTCTCGACGAGTTCGAAAGCGAGGAGGCCGCGCGTGCCGAGCTCGCGCGCTTGCGTGGCATTGAAGGCCAATTCGGCGAACTCCGTGCCAAGCACGACGAGACGGTCGATCGCATCATTACGAACCGCGCGCCGGCGCCGGTGCCGCGCCCGGCGGTCAAGGCCGACCCGTTCAGGGATCTCGACCCTAACACAATGCCCGACCCGATCGAGAACGCGGCCGAGCACAAGGCGTGGCTCAATAAGTTTTTCGGCGGCGTAAAGAACGCTTATGGCGAGCTGCTCCGCGAGCACGAGGAATTGCGCGGGCAGGTTTCGCAGAGCGCGCAAAGCCGCCTGTGGGACCGCGCCGAAATGGAGTTCTTCGAGGAAAACGATGATCTCCGCGCTTACAAGGATCACCTGGTAACGCAGGCGATGATCGAGCTCAACCGCATGGACGAGGCGGGCCGCGAGGCAGTCTCCCGCGACCCGAAAAAGTTTATGGACCGCGTCGGCAAGAACTTTCGCAAGGCGTTTGCGCCGATGTTCGAAGGCGGCGAGGACGCCGGCGGCACTGACGCGGCGCCGGCTGCGCGCGGTGATGCCTCGCGCACGCAAGGCACGACGAGCGGTTCGCGCTCAATGCCGCGCGTGAAGCGCAACGACGAACAGCCGCGCGTGTCGTTCGCCGATTCCATTCGCAATTATCAAAAAGACAATCGCCTGAATTAGTTTTCGGCTTCGACCCCCAAGCCAAAGCAGACCCCCAAGCCGTCCCGGCTACTCGGGACAACAGAAGGCGCGGGAACAGCGCGCCTTTTTCATTGGAGTACGATCATGACTTGGCAGTGGGATGCGCCTGCGGGCGTTTATAAGGATCACGCTCTCTCGAGCAAGATCCGCATGGCGGCGCTCGCGGATGCGCTGTTTTTGAAATTCGCAACACCAGAAGAAGGCTTCGGCAAAGGTCAAGGCCAGTCGGTCACAATCACCAAAGTGGGCAAGCTTCCGCTTGCGCGCCGCGTGGCGGAAACCGAGGAGCTGCCGACCAACCGCGCCTCGATCACCACGAAGACGATCACGGTGTCGGAATGGGGATCGAAGCTCACGCTCACGTCGCACGAGATCAACCTCACCCACTACAATCTCAGTGCGAAGATGAAGCAGACGCTCACCGACCAGATGCGCCTTACGCAGGACAAGATGGTCGCGGATGCGATGAAGCTCACGCCGTACAAGTTTATTCCGCTTGCGGCGGGCTCGGTGTTCGACACCGACGGCGTGCCATCCGCGGTCGCCGACCGCAACCTCAACATCAGCGATCTCCGCATGATTAAGGACGAGCTCTCCGGCAACCTGAAATGCCCGCCGCGCCAACAGGGCTATGTCGGCATCCTGTCGACACGCGCCGCGCGCGGCATCAAGAACGACCCGGAATACAAGGATTGGCAAGCGCCGACCGATCCGGGTCCGTTCCGCGACGGCCGCCTGCGCAATGTCGAGGGCATGATGCTCATCGAGTGCAATCATTGGGTCAACGGCACCGATGAAGGCGCGCTCGACGACTCGATCGGCTCTGGCGGCGTGCTCGGCGAAGCCGTGTTCTTCGGTGCCGACGCTGTTGCGCTCGCGATCGTCGAGGAGCCCGAGCTCCGCATGGGCATTCCGCAAGACCTCGGCCGCCAGCGCGAAATTGGCTGGTACGGCACCGAGGAAGCGGGTTTGCCCTGGGACCTTGCCAGCGAGGCCCGCGTCATCCACGTCACCAGCCAGTAACGCCGGCCCGGCCAGGCAGCCGCCCACGGAGCGCGGGCGGACGATCTTCTTTGGAGGCTCAACATGACAACCGAGTTTGACTACGAAACGGCACAGAGCGCGCAGGTTGCGCTCACCTCGACCGGCGACAAGTTCACGTTCACGCCTTGTCACCCTGTCGATCTCATCGGCTTCGGCATCATCGGCGATGCGCTGATCGATGTCGGCGCCGGCATGACCGTCAAGGTCGACAAGAGGCCGACCGCCGGCAGCGATTCCGGCCGTGGCGATGGCGACATCGGCTCGATCGTGCGCGGCACCGACGCCGACATAGCTGCGGGCAAGGGTTTATTCACCCGCTTCACGACGCCCAAAGAGCTCAATCCGGGCGAGCAGGCGGTGGTCGAAGTGACCAACGCCGCGGACACGGCCGGCACGGGGATCGTGTTCCTCCGCTACCGCAAGCGGCCCGCGGCCGGTTCGCGTTGGACCGGCAACATCACGGAGGTCTAAATGTCGTCGTTCCTCACCAATCCCGAGGACATTCTGCCGGTCCCAGGGCTTGCGGCGCGCTGGCTCGCGGCCATGGGGCTCACCGCATCCGCGGCCGAGATCAACGCTCTCGACGGCATCGTCGCAAACGTCGGCGAGCTTAACAAGCTCTCCGGCTTCTTGGGTTCGGTGCATTCGCTCAACTCGCTCGTGCCGTCGGTGAAATGCCGGCTGTTCGACGACTTTCTCGGCGATGTGCTCGCCGATAATTGGGCGGCTGTTTCCGGCACCGACGATGTCGCAGCCGACGCTGTCATCAATGTGCAGCCCGGCGGCGTAGTCCGTCTCGTCTGCGGCGACTCGAATACGTCGCTCGCAGCCGACGGCTCGCAGCTTCACTCCGCACTCAATTGGCGCGCGGACAAGGGCAACCTTGTTTTCGAGGCCCGCGTCAAGATCGACAACATCACGGACGTCCAGCTCTTTGTCGGATTGACCGACCAGGTTGCGGCGCTCGAGATGCCGGTGACGCTTTCCGGCACGACCTACACCACGGTCGCGACGGATGCGGTCGGCTTTCTGTTCGACACGAACGCGACGACGGACACGATCCGTCTCGTCGGCGTGGCGAACGATGTCGACGCCACTCACCAGGATTCGGCGCAGGCATATGCCAACGCCACCTGGAAGCGCTTGCGGATCGAGCTCACGGCCGCCGGCGCTGCGACGTTCTACATCGACGGCGCCGCGATCGGTACGCAAATGGCTGGCGCGGTTACCCCGACCGTTGCTCTGACGCCCGTCATCTGCTGCCGGGCGCTCGCAGCCGTCACTCGCAACATCGACGTGGACTACATCCTCGTCGAGCAAAACCGCTAAGAGGAGATCCCCCACAGTGGCACGGTCAATCGACGTAAACCGCGGCGTTACAATTCGGAAGTCGGCGGCCAATGGCAAGGACATCTATATGTACAAAGATGATCCGGGCGTTTTTCTCGACGTGAAGGGCGTTGAAGTCGGCGCCGAGGAGGCCGCCGCCGCCGGTTACGATGTCGAAACATTGCTTTTCCAGCGCAGGCGCAAAGAGCTCGCGCGCAAAGCGCTCGAGAGTGTCGATGCGCAGATGGAGGAGCAGCGCCTCGCCGCTCTCGCCGCTGCCGACGAGAAAGCAGCCGACGAGGTGGCCGAACAGCGCGCCAAGACGCCGAAGCCATCGGCGGTCAAGGAACGCATCGGCGAAACGCTTGAGAGCGGCGAACCGTACAAACTCAAGCACATCTCGTTCGGGCGCTTTCAGGTCGTGGGGCCAGACGGCCAGAGCCTGTTAAAGAAGCCGGTCCAAAAGGCGGAAGCACAGGCGCTCGCCGACGACATGAACGAAAAGGCAAGGGCGGCCTGACATGGCCGTTTTCGCCAACATCTACGAGAAGGTCGCTGGCGAAATCATCGACACGTCGGCTGAAATCCAGAATCGCATTCCAGGCTGGATCAATCAGGCGTTTCGCGATGCCGAAAAAAAGCCGGGTATCAACCTGCGCCACATGGAGCGGCTGACGTTCATCGACACGGTTGCCGCGCAGCGCGCGCTCGCGAGCGGCAAACCGTCCGATTGGAAAGAGAAGCGCGACGAGCCGTGGCGCCTCTATGCCAACGGCGATACGGGCGGTCTCGAATGGGCGCCGTCCGAAGCGGAGATGCGCGCGCGGTACCCGTATTCGAATACGGCGCGCACCGGTGCGCCGGTTTACATTCTCGAAACGCCGGACGGCTTCGAAGTCTATCCGTTCTCGGACGGGCAAGGCGATTTCGGCGGGCAATACCGCATTGCCATTCCATATTATGGCATGACGCCGCTGCTGGTGGGAGATGGGGAGACGAACTGGTGGACCGAGAACGCCGAGGAGTTTCTCAAGCACCAGGCGGCGGGCTATGGCCTGCTGTTCGCGGATTGGCCTGACCGCGCCGCGGCGCAATTCGCGCAAGCCAAGACGCTGCTCGACGACATCATCAGGCACGACAAACGGTCGAAGCTCGCGCGCCGCGTGACGATCGAGCCGAAAAGCGGCCCCCATGTGACGCCCCGCCGCACGAGGCTCTGATGGCGAACTTCGACGAGAACAACCCCGGCGACTCTGATCTTGTTTCGCAGTTTCCCGCGAACGAGCGCGCCATGCGCTTTCAGCTCGGGGCCGTCATCGGTGCGGAGCACGACAAGGAGACCGGCCGTCATAAGTTTCCGGCCGGCGATGCGGCGGCGCGCAATGCGCTGATCAATATCATCAACGGCATGTTCTTCGTGCGCAACGACCTCGACGGCGTGGTCGAGGCGCGCGTCGACGGCGCATGGAAGCCGATCGGACACGAAGCCGGCACGAAGCTCGTCGTCTACCAGGCTGCGGCGCCCTACGGCTACGTGCAGGACGTGTCGATCAACGATCGCGTGTTGCGCGTCGTGTCCAGCACCGGCGGCGGCACTGGCGGTTCGTGGACGATTTCGGGCCTAACGCTGAACATTGCCGCCTATGCGCTGACCGTGAACGAACTGCCGCCGCACCGCCATGTTCAGTACGCAAACGAAGCCGGCAGTCCAGGTTCTCAGATCAGCGACACAAACCAGCCAATGGTCGCGTCCCTGCAAGGCAACAACAACTCCTATTCGACGACCGGGTCAGCCACCGACGCCAGCGTCGGCCGCACCAGCCAGGTCGGCTCCGGCGCGGCACACGGCCATCCGGGTTCGAGCGTTTCAGCGAGCGGCGCGTGGCGTCCTGCCTATGCCGACGTGATGGTGGTCACGAAGCAATGATCGTCAACGGCTTCGACTACACCAAGAGCGAGTGTCCGCTGATTTGCGGCATGTGCCCAATGAACGACGATCCGGCAAAAGGACGCTGGTGTCCGAACTGGATCAAGACCGTCGAGGAAAATGCCGCTGGCGAAGCGCGTATTGCCGAGGGATGCCTCTCGCATGAACTGCCGCGCTTCCTGATCCAGGTTATACGCGCGTCGAACCGGCCGGCGGCCGCGTTCGAGAAAGCGCGCAACGCGGTCGCCGGCCGCCTCGAGAAAGCGCTGCCGGAATTTTTCGGCGGCCTCAAGCGCGAGCTCGATGCCGGTGAGCAACCGATGGCTATCCAGGACAAGCGCGATGGCGGCGAGAGCTAAATCGACGGCGGTTCTCGCGCCGACGCTTGGTCTTTTTCTCGACCGCCCGCCGATCGACATTCCGAAAGGCGGATTGCAGCGCGCGTTGAACGTGCGCATCAAGAACAAGCGGATCACGAACGAGCAGGTCGGCTACACGCCGTTCCCCAATGCCGCCGATCAAGTGGTGCTGTCTGGCCCGTGCATTCTGCTTGACACCTTCATCACATCGGGCGGGGTCTCGCATTTGATCATGGGGTCGACGAAGGATCTCTATCGCTACGATCCTGGCGATCAGCAGGTCTACCTTCTGACGCCGCGTTATGCGACTGGAACGGTCACGGTCAACGGCGGATCGCCCAACGTCACGGGCTCCGGCACGTCGTGGACGGCGAACGCGAAGCCCGGAGACTTCATCAGCTTCGGCAACAACGCCCAGAATGATCCGTTTGCGGTGTGGTACGAGATTGGCACGGTCACGGACAACACGCACATCGTCCTCACTCAAAACTATGCCGGCTCAAACCTCGCCGGCGCGCAGTACACAATTCGCAAGACCTTCACCGGCGGTATCACCGATTGGTGGTCGACGGCTTCGTTCCTGCACGCAACCGGCACGCTCGGCGGCAGCGGCTCCACATCCGATCGCTGGTATGCGACGAATGGCGTGAACCCCGTCGTGGCGTGGGACGGTGTCTCGACGCAGGTCTATTTCCCGAACCTGGGCGTCGACAAGTGCCGCGTTGTGCGAAGTCACAAGCGCACGCTGGTTCTTGGCGACATCACCGTCTCGGGCGCGCGGCTCCCGACATCGATCAAGAACTCCGACATCGGCAAGCCGGAGACGATGGCGGGCGGATCGGCGACGCAGGAGATGGTCACCGATGAGCCGTACCGGATCGTGGAACTGCGCATTCTCGGCGATTTGCTCGCGGTCTACACCGAGGGTCCGCTCGTCACGGGGCAATTCGTCGGCGGCGACCTCAAGTGGGTGTTCCGCACGGTGGTCGACAATGTCGGCGTCATCGCCGGCCGCGCCGTCGCCGACTTCGGCAGCTACCATCATTTCATTGCGCGCGACTCGGAATACCGCTTCGATGGGATCAGCGCGCGGCCGATCAACGACCATATTTTCCGCGAGGTGCTGCGCCGGCAATCCCCATCGCGGCTCGATCTGACGCATGGCTGGTTCGACGAGGAGAACGGCGAGCTCATGTGGGCGATCGCGCTCACGACCGACCAGAACCAGGAGGGCGGTCCGGAATACTGCTACGTCGAGCACTATCTCGAGGACACCGGCATCGACGATCCATATTTCAGCGCCTTCGCGCAGCGGCAAATTCCGGCGACGGCGTTCGGCTATTACGCGCGCGAAAGCACGATCACATGGGACACGCTCACGCAGCCGTGGTCCGACCTGACGTTTCGGTGGGATGACCGCTTCTTGCAGGCGGCGTTTCCATACACGCTGTTCGGCGACGATCAGGGCCGCGTGTTCATTCTCAATTCCGGGCAGTCGTTCAACGGCGCACCGGTCAATGCGCTCGCGCGGTTCGGCCGCATGGCCGCGGTCGACGGTAAGCGCAAGGGGTTGATGCAGCGGATTTGGCCGTTCGCGGAGCGATTGGCTGGCGCGGACTACGGTCTTGACGTGCGCCTCTACGCCGCAGACCAGGCCGCCGGCGCAGCGACGCAATTGTCGGTGAACGTCTACGATCTGACGCAGCCGGAGAACCGCGGGTTTGTCAGCCCTGGCAAGGCGGCCCGGTTCTTCGAGCTCGAGTTCGGCACCAGCGGCGTGGGGAGGCTGTTCGCGCTCGACGGTTACGACTACGACTTGAAGCCGGCGGGCGCGCGATGAACGCCTACGGCCGCAAAGGCATCGAGGCTAAGCTGCGGCGCATGACCGGCCCAACCGCCGAGGAAGTGCGGAAGATCAATGCCGCGTTCTTTGCGAGCGGCGACCTCCATGTGATCTGCAAGCGCTGCGGCAAGAAGCGCGTTGGGACGATGGAGCAATTGAACAAGCCGTGCGGATGCGATGAAGAAAATCCTTGAGCAGGTGCCATTTGCGCCGGTTCTCGCGCGCAGCACCGAAGGATTGTCGGCAGCGCTTGACGGCCTGATCCGGCAGCTCACCGGTCACTTCCCCGATGTGGGGTTTCGGCTCAATCGCGTGTTGCCGAAAGACGGATCGGAGCGCATGACCCACCCGTTGCCGCTCGCGGCATTCACAGCCGCGGCGCTTCCAGCCGCGGCTGACTGGCCCGGCTGCGTGATCTATGTGCCGGACGGTTCGCCGGGTCAGAAGTTTCGCGGTTCTGACGGCTCGAGCTGGGTCAATCTCGGATGACCGTGACCGTGCTGCCATTGCAGAATCCGGCCGCTCTTGAGATACCCGAGATCGCGGCGCTGATGCGGCGCGCGTTCGAACGCAACGCGCCATGCCCGCTCGATGTCGCGCTCGCGGAATTGCCGAAGTATATCGGCGAGCCAAACCTCGGCTTCTTCGTCGGCCGCGAGGATGGCGTGTTCAACGGCCTTGTGATCGGGATGCTCCCGTCGACGCCGTTGATGGGTGCGCCGACCGTCTGGTTCATGGCGAACTTCGGATCGCGCGCGCTGCTCGATACGCTCGCCGCCTCGATCAGCCTGTTCTTTGCGCAAGCCGGGCACGTCAGGTTCGAGACGCTCAACCGCAACGGCCGCGACCGCGCTTTCGCGCGGCTGTTTCGCAATGTCGGCCATGTGCGGCCGATCGGAACCGCTTTCGAGTTTCAAATCCAGCAGGACGCATGAGGCAGGTCATGTCTGGCATCAAGGACATGCTGTTCGGTTCGAAGGCCCAAAAATCGAAAGTGGTGGATACCACTCCAGATGCGTACAAGGCGCTGCGCGCGCCGGTCGCCGGCGGCATCAGCGATTTGATTGGACAGGGCGGCGGCACCTATGACGGCCCGCTTGTCGCCGGTCTGAGCGATGACGAGCGCTCGATCCTCGATACGATCTTCAAGAGCTTTGGCGGCGCAACGACAGCGGGAACGGACGCCGCGCGCGGCACGCTGATGGATACGGCCGGCGGCAAATATCTCGCCCCCGAGAGCAATCCCTATCTCGCCGCGACGATCGAGGCC